GTGTATTAATATTTATTTGACAAATTTTTTCTATTTTATTAATTAATGCTTGAAAACGTTTGCTATCGTCTACTATATTATCATACTCCTTACAATCTAATTTATATCCCAATCTAGCAAGTTGTTGTCCGGTTCCCTTGCTATACATATGTAACGGCAAACAATAATTACCTAAACTCCTAAATGTTTTTTCAGATAACTTTATACAATCAGTTTCACCTATAGTATTTTCTGTAATAATACTATAAACACTGTCGTAATAAAAATCTGTTATAGAATTAGTGTTGCACGTTTGATCTGTAAAACTTCTTCCATCTGCAATATAAGGAAGTGTGTCTAAAAATTCTTGCCAGCGACTATCATCTATATTGAATAATTGAAGATTTGTTTTATCAAAATGAAAATCTAATGTTTCATTTACGTCTGGCATACTAATATGACCGTATTGTAATAAATCTCTTCTCCATAATTCATATACTAAACACTGTCTTAATGGATTTGGCTGTCTATTAAGACAAATAAAATGCTTTGCAGGCTTAGTTATAGTAGCAGTTAAGTCATCTACAGACTCGTACAAATAAACAGTAGATATATTGATTGTACAAGGTATATTATTTACCTTTGCCCACTTAGAATACTCTTCTTCTGCAAGGGAATTCATTGTGATGTACAATATGTTAGCCGGATTTAATTTAAATTTATTAAGTTGCTCATGTAAGTTCTTAAAAAAATTGTATGTATTATTTGAATAGCCTTCATTCATATCATTAATAATAAACAAACATTTACCAGCTTGTTGTGCTTGCATTGCTACTGTGCTTACACTATCAAATGCATTATTAGTCCATTGATACGGTTTAAGTAATGGTGTTAGTTCGTATATAAATTTGTTATTACAATCAAGAATATGACTGTGCGTTATGTTTTTGCCTAAAATTGCATGTAATTTAGAGTAAGTATACGGATGTCTTTTACTTTCAAGATTATAAACAGTATTAGTAGTAGAATAATGAGAATCTTCATAATTATTAGGTGATGTTAGTAAATCTAGACTCTGACCGTTTGGCCAAGGGCCACTTGGTCCTATCCAGTCATGTGCTAATTGTATCATGCTATTTTAGATCTTACTATTTCTTTAGCTAATCTACATTCTTCATAAAATTCTGCCATTTCGGGAAAAGTTTCTAGGAAATTAGTTCCGTCGCGAGCGTCTTTAACGTTAAGGAAGTCATAAAGCTCTGCTCTAGGTATAATAATAGTTTTATAATGCTCTTCTGTTCCGGGTTTAGTTGTCCAAGATATTTTTAATCGGTGTTCTGTAATTGATTTAAGTTTATACATTTCGTTAAGTTCAAAAGAAAGATGCATTTGCCATTTATTATCAATTGTATTAGCTGCCATATAGTCCATTGTAGGTAACATATAATCTTGTACTAATTTATCAGTAGATATTTGGGCGTCTAAAAATGGCGGATATCTTAAATACGGAATATCTAATCCTAATGGAACTACATGAGACGGAGAACGCTTTTTTAATTCATTATTAGACATTCCTTCTCTAAAAGAAAATGGAAGATTTTCTTCCCACCAAAGCACAGGCGTATTAAAGTGATATTTTTTCTTCATCTCTAATTGCCATTCTAGTAGCTTGCCAAAACTTGTAATACTTAATACATTGTATGCTGCCATAATAACAACTTTAACATTGCCTAGATTAGCAAGTTGTTCATATCGCTTTTTGAAAACCTCAAAATCTAATCCTCTACGCACATACTCTGCACGTTTTCCATATCCTTCGACACTAGTGTAAATTGTAACGCTTTTAACTTTATTATCTTTAATTTTTATTAACTTATCAATAAATCGATCCCATATACTATCAACAACACTTAAATTAGTGTTGATCGAAAAATCAAGTTTATCGTTAGGATTCTCAAAAATCCAATCTATAGTTTTAAATGTTTCTTTACTCATTAACGGCTCGCCACCGGTAATTCTATAATGTTCTAACCCAGGATAAATTTCAGGAAACCATTTCCAAAATGCTTCAATGTAAGGATTGTGGTCTTTATTTTTATATGCTAAATTATCAAGATCTTGCCAACCTTGTACCCAACGTTCATTATCAGCTAATCCTTCTAAAACTTTCATTGGGCCTTTTTGTTTAAGGTCATCTACCCATGTAGTACTAAATTCAGGGCCGCAATATAAACAACTCATATTGCATGCATTACTAAAACTAACCTCTAGGTATGTAGGAGTTATGTTTTCGTCTCCTGTTGACGCTATAATATCGTCATGACGATCAAGTGCCCACGATTTCATACTTTTAAAACTGCGGTCACTAAGATTGCCGTCATTCTCTATACGCCAACAATAATCACACTCAGAAGGTTTTTGATTATTAAGCATTTCTTTTCGAGCAGTTTTTAGATGCTTGGTATTAAATAATGCACGATAGTCTTCTTGTAATTCATCTAAAGGTATTTTATGCATTTTAGGATGATGACAGCTATGCATGTAACCAGTACCTAAATGCATAGTTACCTGTGTAAACTTCGCAAGGCAAAACCCGCAGCCTTTGTTGTTTAACAACTTATTTACGTTTTCAACATTTGAGGGATCACTAGTTAATTCACCGTTCTTGTCTTTAAGTAATTTAATATCGTTCTTTTTCATTTAACTATTCTTTATCAATTATAAGTTGTTTAGATAGAGGCTGGCGAGTATATTGGTACACTGTTTTAAAGAATTTACTTTGTTGTGCATCTAATGGATTTATCGAAATTGGAATATCCAATTCATCAATAAGACTAGCGCCTAGATGTTCAATCGATCCTAACAAGGTTTCTTCTGTTATATTTTTTGAAACTACATTTTTCCAATAATCATTGAGATAATCAAAATCACGCACTTGTACATAATCCCAGTCTGTACACATTGTCATGTACAGCCCTTCTCTTGCGCCATATATAGCCCAAAGACCATTTTCTACATCTGCGCCTACCATACTCCAAACATATAGCATATGTAAACACCGCCAATGATTGTTTTTTAGTTCTTCTTTAGATAATCGTAAACCGCGGTCAGTTGCAAGCTTTACTCCTTCTCTAAATCCTGCTCTCCATGCTTGTTGGGCGGTATAATTATTGTACACATCTGAGTAACAACTATTCATTTGAATGTATTGTGCATCCCAACAGAAGTCTACTTGTGCATGTTTATTATCAGGATCAGCGTTTTCGTGTGTACGCATATTAAGTACATAATCTTTAGGCCAACATTTAAGTCCACCGTTACCGTATGTTAGGCCATTAATTTCATTTTTGCCGCACCAGCTTATTACTGTATTTGTTAAATCTTGATGTTCGTCAAAGTCAAGAACTTGATTTAGGAACTCTTCACGGATTCTATTGTCACCGTCTACAGTAATAAATCTATCTGTTTCACTTAGTTCTGCACAAGCTTTGTGTGCAGCATCACTGCCTTTTACACCGTGTACACGTTTAGCCCACGGAATCTTTTGGCACAGATCTGCATAATTTTTTTCTGCATTTGGCTCGTCATAAGACAAATAGATTATATCATAGTCTGTAACTCTAAATTTATTCATTTATAATCTCATAGCCGTAGTTGTTAAAATATTTAAAAGTATATATGCTAACATTGTCTATATTTTTAGGAATATTAATCTGTCCACTAATGTCAACTTCTGGGATAGATAATAACTCGTATAATTCAATTTTGAACATATCAATTAATATATTAGGATCATTCTTTTTGGTAATACTAAAATTAAATTTTATATCATCAACCACTGACGTCATTGATCTAAAATAATCTTGATGTCGAGGAGAAAGGCAAACTGTCCATTTCTCAGTGCCGCATTTGATTATTAAATCAGGCTCACGTGAATTCAGCGGTATATTATGTAATTTATCAGTAATATTTGCTATTTTAATAGGAGAATTTTCTTGCAGTTCTAATTCTCGTGTTTTAAAATTAAACATTATTTTATAGTTAGATAAATCTTTTTTTCCTAATAAAATATCAGCTACTTTATCCGACAAGACTTCTAAACACTCATAACCTTCTTCAAGAAAGCTAATGTTAGAAATTCTCTGAATCTCTCCAGTTGCTTTGTGATAATATACAAACTTAGTATCGTTACTAGCTGAATCTATTGATAAAGTTTTAAAAAGTGCTGACAAAGTATCAGTTGTCATTATATAATTCCTTATAGTAAGATTTTAACATAGATAGTTTTATAAAATCATCTTCTGTATAATGTAATATTCCAGTTTGATGATGATTGCCTAATTTAAGTTGTAGATTATTATCTAGATATACATCAATGCAATCTTTCCATTTGTTTTTGTTGCTATACCAATCTTGTATATTTGGCTTCATATGAGTAAACGATGGAAATTTTGCAATCTTATTTGATATTTTATCTTCACAATTTAAAATAAGTGTAACAATTGCAGTACATACATCAATACTACACCACGTAGGTTTATCATGTTTAATAAAAATTTCATAAAACTTTTGCCAGTTTGTTACTACTAATTCTAACCATGTATAAAATTCTAATGCAAAGTCTGATTTTTCAAAATAATGAAAGCCACTATATAAATTTGGCAAATTATTATTTACAAAGGCTTTCCTATAATAATCTCCAGTAACTTCGTTGCCACGGTAAGTGTGTACCTTAGTAGTAAAAAATACTTCGTAGTTAGACAAAAAAGTCCACCACGTTGATATATCTTGGAGAACCAACATATCTGTATCCATTACTATAGTCTGATCATACGGAGAACAGTGATAAAGTTTCCATCTATTTTCAATTTTCCATTCAGTGTCTATTGCTGAGTCGTCCCACGGAATACTGATAATCTCATCAAATAGATTTTTATATTTTGCAGAAATGTTATCATTAGTTACAATACTAATTTTACAATTAGAATTAGTAAATTTTAAACTTAATGCTAAAAGACAAGCCTGTTGAACATAGTCAGTAGTCTCGTTGTTTTGTGCAAGTACTACTATTCCCTTAGTTTTGTTCATCATTAATTATCCGTTCTAAACTAAACTTATTCATTACGTGTATACTCTGCCCTTGTGTTTTTACGGCAGTATATTCTCCCACATAATCCTTTTTTTCAACTAAAAATGTAAAGTTATCGTCTTCTAATTTCCACAATATATCTTTGTCTGTTGTATACATGTGCTTTCCTGGTAAAGGAGATACATAGTCGCCTGTCATAAATCCATTTAATATATGAGCTGCAATACTAAATGCAAAGTCATTCCTAAACAAGCTAGAAGATAATTGATATACAGATACATAATGACTCCAATTATCTTGTATATGTTTTATTAGATTAAAAAATAATTCATTGTTAGGTGTTTTTCTAAAAAATACAACAGTTGCCCAGTAAAAATCAACACTATACTCACTTATGTGTATAAACTCTCTACTATCTCGTATATTTGCAATATCTTGTGATTTTGAAAACATCTGCAAATCACTTAAACTATCAAAACACGACTTAAATAAGTCATTAGAAATAATGTAGTCAGTGTCTAACAATAACGTTTCATCATATGGACTAAGATCGTATGCATTTATTCTATAATTATTTTTAAAATTAAGTGTTTTAGATGCAAGAGTGCCGTCGTAATATTTTCTAGTATTGTTATCGTTTGTATAACCAATGGGTATAATCTCATCAAACACTGTGTGATCTAATGAGTCGTTTATATAGTCAACACTATCAGTAATAACACTTGTAGGTATATTAAGGTGTTGTTTAATTCGTTTAGCTAAGAAAACTGCTTGCTTGGCATAATCAAGTTCGCCATTGTTCCTTGCAATAAGTAATGCACCTTTAGTCAACTTTTAGTCCTACTAATGCTTCAACTGAGCGTTGTTTTTTTAAAATGTTATATTTTGTATGATAGCTATTAGATGCAGAAAAATAACAATCCGTCACATCTTCATAGAATTTAGCAAGGTCTTCAATTTTAATCGGAATACTGTTATCGTCTGTTAGAACTACATCTTCGACATTTTTAGAATTTACTAGTAAACCAACGAACGTAATTAACTCTTTAGTAATGGTAAATTGTCCACCATTAAAATAATGTAATAAATTTTCTTCATACTCTTCTTTTAATAAACGTTTTTGATTGTTGAGGGTAACTATGTAGTTTGAAAAATCAATTGCTTTTTCTAGACGTTCGTCCATAGAGGATCTCCTTGTATTATATAATAGTATATAACACTTTTAGAGATTTGTCAAATTATATCTGGCTTACTTTTTAATCAGCGATGCCACCTACAGTCCAGCTTGTTGAAGCAGACTGTCCACCGCTGTAGATTGCGCCGAAATAAGTGCCTGAGGGCAATGCTGCACTAATCGAGTCAGCACCGGCAGAATTGAAAGTGCCACTGCCGCTTGATCCGCCAGCGGCCCATCCATAAGAAGCACCTGGAGTTCCAGTAAAATAAGCTGTACATAATGATGTTGACCCGTTATACGGTCCTACAAATACACTTATTGTTACAGTGTAGCTTAGTGGTGGAGTATATCCGCATTCTGTACTGTTTGGTGTTTCGACTGTATTCGATCCACCGCTGCCGTCAGCTATTTGCTGAACTAATGTAGTTCCACTACAGTTAGAACTAAGCACTGTTCCAGCTGCCGGCGGTGGGGGTGTGTATCCACAAGATATACTATTTGTTTGAATAATTGCGTATGTGTCTGGACCGTAGCCGCCGGAGTAAATGCCCCATTGTGTTGTACCAACACAATATGTACTTAATAGTGTGCCAACAGCCGGTGGTTCCTCAGGAGCATTATTAACTGTGACTGATGCAGAAGCTGTGCCGCCAGCAGTTGTTATAGTAGCTGACCATATACCCTGTACACCTAATGTGCTTGTATAGCTGCCAGTAAGAGTAGTAAACGAAGTGACGGTACCATTTGGATCTGTAATAGCTATACTCGGAGAGCTTACTCCGTTTGCAGTCCACGTCAGTGTATACTGGGTATCATTAATAATTCCAACTTGAGGACCAAAACTAATACTCGGTGCTGCTGGAGCTGGTGCTGTTACTGTAATCGGAGCAGTAGCAGTAACAGTGCCACCTGCATTATAAGCTGTTAATGTTGTATTAAAGTTTCCGGCGCCAAGATACGGTCCATTTGCCCGTGTGCCTGATGGTCCTAAACTGTAGGTTCCAGTATCACCAGTTACTACTATTGATGTTGCGCCTGTAACATCCCAATACAGTGTATTAGAATCACCTACTTCTATTGACGACGGGCTCCAATAAAAAGAATTAATTACTGGCGCCGGTACTCCAACTGAAACAGTGTCTGTAGATACTACTGAATTGTTTACTGACAATCCTGCGCCGTATGTTCCAGCAGTCAATGCTTCATATGTTAGTGTGCCGTTTGGTGAAGTGTTTGTTGACACCAGCGATGTGCCATCTTTAGATATAGTTGCAGTTACACTATTTGCATTTGAAGTTGTATAGTTAGCAGCTATAGTCTCTCCCACATAATAAGATGATTGATCAAATGATATTGATCCTGTACCTGCTGGTGCTGATACTGATGTCGAGTCAGGCCCACCAGATACTGACAGTTGTTCATTGGAATTTCCTCTATACAATACTAGCATACCTGCTGTATGTGTTCCAGTAGTAGTAGCAGTTGCACTAAGTGTGTGAGGACTTATTGATTGGGAATCTGCTATAATAGTATTGCTAGGGTCTCGTATATAACTATAACTACTATATGTTCCGCCGGCACTATCCGGATTAACTGCTGCCTGAATAGTTTCACCAACTGTGTATGTAGCCGACAGGAACTGTATTATTGGTTCGGGTGGATCTGCTGGACTAACTACTGTTATAGATGCTGATTCAGTAGCAGATCCTGTTGAATTAGTTGCTGTAATAGTAGCAGTATATGTACCAGGCAAAGCAAGAACACTTGTTGTATTGTAAGTTAAGCCAGGCACTGTGCCTGAACCACCGTTAGGATCTACTATTACAGTTGACGCAGTAGCAGCATCGGCGCCGGCATTCCAACTTAAAGTAGCATTAGTAACGTTTTGAATTACAGGACTCGCCGCCGCTGTCCAAGATATAGTTGGAGTTGGTAGTGGTAGTGGTGCAGCTATTCCTTCTAGTGTATAATTAATTTGCGCATACCCTTCGGCATAAGACGCTATACTCATAAACGAAACAGAAGCATACGTAGACGAAGTAGTGTCATCCCGTGTATAACTAAATGATCCATTGCCGGCACCGTCTAACGTGCCGCTAGTTGGACCGCTGTCAGATGCATTGTTTGTTGCAGACCAGAAGTAAGAACCGTTTGGTAAGGCGCCGGTAATTGCGCCGGTGACTGATTCATTTGTACTTGGTTGAATTAAGGTAAGATTGGGCGTGTATAGCGGCGGTGGCTCATTTCGAACTACTATCGTAAACGCACCGTTAGTGTCCGGGGAAGGAACAGCTATAACGTAGTTAAAAGTGCCAGCTGTAGAATAAGCACTTGATGTAGTAAATCTTCCTTCGTTATTAAAACTAGCATTAGATATAGGATGAGGTCCTGTAATATTAAAGCTACTGCCCGGGCGACCGCCAACGATATTTAACGCAGTAAGTTCATTTATGTAAGGACTTGCTGGAGATACTGATGCAGACGGTGAATATACTTGTTGCACAATTAGTGTAGCTGAAGCTGTTCCACTACAGAACTCTTCTGTAACTGTGTATGTATAAGTTGCCGGAGAACCTGCATTAAAGTTAAATGATGCAACTCCGCTGTTATTAAATCTTAATCTGACACCGCCAGCGGCTTGGTCGTGTCCCCAGAAGAAATAGCCATTTCGTAAGCCGCCGCTAATTGTTATTGCTACACTATCTCCTGGTAGCGCAGTACTATCCATTGTTATTGATAGTACTGGACATATTCTTACCGTTGCTGTAATCTCCATACCCAACGGCTGCGGAGCGTTTGGGTATTGCTGAGGGAAGGTGGCAACATATGTAAAATCACCTGGTAATGTATGCATAGACTGTCGACTATATCGTCCACTATTTGGTATTGTAAAACTACTACCTTGTTGATTATAATCAGGTACTGACGCTGCGGTATATGTTACTGTTGTTGTCGGAAAGCCTGTAGCAGAGTATGTAAACAGGCTGCGTACCGGAACAGATGTTTCTAAGATTTCCCAGGTGTTTGGTAGCGGTCTATCTGAAACTAAGAATGTCGTATAAGTGGGTACGCCGGTGCTATCTGATAATCTATAGCTTTCAATGAAAGGTTCATAATCACTATCAACAGTGGTTGGGAGAGATGCATATGCATATCTCATCACATTATCTTGACTTGTATTTAAGCCTGTAAAGGTAACTGTGTCAGATCCACCAAATTCAGCTGCAATATTGCCGCTTCCTCTATTTCTAAAGATTTTACTAACAAATGTACTGTCAGTAAAATTCTTGTATCTTAATCTAAATCCAACTGTATCGCCTTCAAAATACTGTATGGTGCCGGTTGCTGTGCCGACAGTATAATCAAGCAGAATACTAAAATCTGATTCAATAAGTGTTGTTGTAAGTTGGCCGCTTGCCGTGTCAGTTTGCCCGTCTGGTGTACTTGCAATAACAGACCAATTTGCAGTTCCTTCAACCGGAAATGTAATATCGTCAACGTTTGCATTGACATAAAGATCATCTGGTATTAACCCATTATCATAAGTTACCGCAAGGTCGTCAGGCAAAGCACTACCTGTAATAGAGTAATCTACCTGTGTAGCATTAGAAGTGGTGTAATATAGTGATGCAGGAGTTCCAACTGTTGGATTTGGAGGACTAAATCCTGCGGTTTGAATAACTGGGGCTGCCCAAGCTGTTGTTGTTCCTGTATAATAATGTCTATCAAGTATAGGTGATCCGCTTGTGCCAGATCCCTGGTACAAGACAAGCTGTCCAGTGCTTGCATTATGCGGGCCATCTGTAGCAGTTACAGATATTGTTATTGTTTCAGATTGGCCAGGTGTTATACTAAACGTATGCATTGCACTAGCACCGCCGGCAACAGCAACAACACTTCCGTTTATAGTAACGTTCCATGTATTATACCAGCTTGATGCCCTAACAGTAAGCTCAACTGGATTGTTGTTCGGCGCACTAGTTAACGACACGCTTGTAGTCCAAGTTGTAGTTTCTGTTGGGGCTATACTAAATGTATGAGCATTGCCAAATCTTCCGCTGGAAAATTGCGCTGCAACTGGGGGATCGTCACTTGTATCACTAACACTAACAACTCTAGTTTGAGACTGAACAGTTGGGGTAGATGCCAAATATGTTCTAGTTCCAAATTCTTCCGTACCCTCTGTTGTCGAGTCAGCTCTTATAGATCGTGTAAATGAGTATGTGCCATCACCTGTGTTAGGACTGTTAGTGATAGTAACCGGTGCTGTGCCGGTTGTACCGTTGATGAAATCATTGGCATTCATCTCATCGCCAACTTGTTGCCAAGATACTGAGCCAGTGGTTGACTCCCAACCTGTTACTGTTCCGCTAAATGTAAATGTATTAGAAGTAGTTTCGTTGCCTATTACCTTATCAACATTAAGCGTAGTGTTGATATTTGGCGTTAGTGGCACAGGTACACCTGCACCCGTCCAATATACTTTATAAGATGGGCCGGCGCCAGTAGCTTCAAGGACTGTGAAATCAAATTGTCTATTTACAGCAGCAAAGTCTAGGACTGAGGATGGTGTAACACTAATTGGAACAGTAATCGATTGTCCTGCTGCAAGATTATAATTTTTACTAGCAGTTGTAGCACTTGATACATCGTCAACAGCCACTGCCCATTCACTCGGTCTAGAGGTTGATTGAACTGTTACTACTCCTGATCGAACACCAGCTGGTGCTGTAATTGTAATATTAGTAGTTGCTGTTGTGTTAATTACAACATCGCCAATGTCCCATGCAGTGTTTTGTGTTAGATAAGCTGTAGGAGTTATGCTAAACGTAAATGGCGGAACATAACCACACGTTGCACTATTTGTTTGTATTAGTGCAGCATAAGTTCCGCCTGATCCATTTGCATAAGTCCCGTATAAATCATCGCCAACACAATATTGATTTAATTTTGTGCCAGCAGCAGGCGGCGTTAACGAAGTATCGTTAATATTTACACTAATAGTAGATGCTCCATTATTTAATGCTAGTGTAAGAGTCTCAGTTCCTTCAGTTAATAAATCATTAGCAAAAGTAATAGTTACTGAATTAGTAACTCCTACTACAAAATTTCCTTGTAAGGGGATATTTATGTCACTTGTAGTTACCCCAGTAATTGTATATGGTATAGTTGTTCCATTAGAAACATTTCCAGTTGCTAATGTTATTGTTGCTGAGTTTCCTTCGCTTGCCGCTGATGTTGATCTTGATAAATTATATGACGGAACTGGTGGCGGATTTGCACTTAAATTAACAATATTGCTACCTGAAGGTAATTGAGAACTCTCAATTACCACAGTGTTATGTGTTATTCCGTTAATAGTAACAGATCCATCCGGGATCAATAATGAAGCACTACTAGTCCAGTCTCCAAATACCGGCTCATCAATTGACCAGCCTCCCGGGTTTGGATCTGTAAAAAATACTTTAAACTGAATTGTACGTGGGCCTGTTTGTAATGCATATAATTCGTATGCACTTTGTGAATATGTTGTGCCAGCATCGTTTCTATAACACAATTGATATGTACTTGTTAAAGAGTTGTTACCAATATTACTTGCAGATCCTACACTAGAATTACTGTAAGTATCATCTGCTGTAAAACTAATAACTCCCATTGCTGCCATAGAAGATTGCCAATCAGCTGTTTTTTGTTGGGCTCCTGTATATGCTACTTCGGCATTAAAACGTATTTCGCCGCCAGCGTTAAAAAAATGCCTACGATCTTCTACAGTAGGAAATGTTACAGTAAATATTTGATTAAGAAAGTTAGTCCAAGATCCATTTACACTATTAGTGTATGTACTCGATATTGGTACATTAGCTGCTGTTGTTAGTAATGCTGTTGTTGCTTGTGTTGCAATATCAATATCAAAGCGATTTAATTCTATAGTAGTCATTAATGACTCAAGAGCACTAATGTATGCTTCTTCTACTTTATCAGTGTTAGCTGCATTAGTTTCAAAATCACCAATTACAAAATCATCTATAGTAACTGCTGCGGCGCCAACTTGGTGTGCTCTACATCGAACAATGTCAATATACAAATCTTCGTACTGTTGTGCAGTAATTTTATCTGAATTTGGCAGTGTGTTTGCGCGGGTGCCTGCAACATCCAATGCTGCATTAAGTGTTTGCCCGTATCCAAATGTTGGAGCAGCAGAACCTGACGTGCCTAGTACAGCATCAAGTCTGTCTTGCAGATTATTAAATCGGGTAGCTAAAATAGTAGTGGGCATGCAATCTCTCTAATTTTTATATACTGTGTATTTATTAAAAATACCCATGACTATTTTTTTATATTATTGTCTGTATAGCACTAGAGAAAATTTAGGATATGTTCCCGGATAACCTGCTGCAAGAATACCAAAATTAAATGTATATGTGTTTGCATTTAAATTACTAGTATTGCCGGCTACTCCTACACGCCTAGTTGCACCCGGAGCAAGTACAAAGCTTCTAGCTGAAATACCTGTATTTGTTCCTGATGGTCTACTAATCTCTTGTACACTTATATTAAGGATCTCATCAGTTGGATTAGTAACTACAAAACTAGCTGCTGCAATTTGTGTGCCTGGATCAATTTCAATTGATTTACTTGTAGGGCTAACTGTTACAGGAGTATCTTGTGATACTGGTTCTGGATCAACTACTGTAATATTAAACGTGTCTGTAGTCGATGTAGGATCGGAATAGGTTACAACATAAGTGTAAGATCCTGCGCTATTAATTACAGTAGTTCCTGAAAAATCACCGTTGTTGTCAAAAGTTCCTGTAGCTTCTGATATTCCGTTATTAGCTGTCCATGTTGTTCCTGGTGCTCCACCGTTAATAGCATAAGCAAACGTTTCGCCTCTTGTTACTGATGTAGGTAGACTTATTGATGGATTATATGTCGGTACTGGTGCTGCTGGAGTTAAAGATGAGTCTTGTATAGCAGCATAAATTGCATTTTGGACTACTGGGCCTGCGACACTTCCAGTTCTTAATTCTGTTCCAAAAAATTCTGTACCTGATTCAGTTGTAGCGTCAGCTACTGCTGTCCTAGTAAATGATCCTGAATTATTACTAATTGTAACTGTTCCAGTGAGTCCGTTAACATCATTTGCAGAAATAGGTGCGGGTGAAGATGTTTGTTTATTAACCCAGTATAGTACTGTTCCGTTTGGAACATTAGTAGTTGTTACTGTGTATACAAATGCCGAATATGTTGTTTCATCACCTACTGTTGGATATCCAGCTCGACCGCTATCTACAGTCATGCTATATGTCGGAGTTTGATCTACTTCTGCTGTCCAATTAAGTTGTACAACTTTTGTGCCTGCAGTTGTACTTATTGTTAGTGTTGATGTTCCTGAACTTCCAAATCTATAAAATGTAACATCTATATATTTACTCGAGCTCGGAGTAACTGAGAAGTTAGCAACACCGCTTGGTACACCTAAGGCTCCTGTATAATCAATACTTGTAGCAGATGCACTACTTTGACTAACTGATATACCTGTTACTGTTACTGCTGCGTTTGATGTAAATGTAATACGCTGCGGGCTTGGTCTTACTCCAGAAGGTGACGTAAATTGTAGATTGCTAGAAGAAGTAGATATTGCAGGAACTATTGCCGGTGTCGGCGCAGGTACTGCATCCCACGATAATACAATTGCGCCAGGGCCGCCAGATGCTGAAGTGCCGCCACCGCTGCCTCCTGATGCTCCGCCGCCTCCACCATAGTTGCCGCCTACGCCTCCGCCAGTAGAACTGCCATCAGCACCATCAAAGCTAGTAACGCCAGGTCCGACACCACCACCGCCTGTGCCAGTAGAGCCATTAGCCGTTCCAAAAGTTCCGCCAGCCCATGGCGCAGATGTAGCTGTAGCTATTACGCCACCTCCGCCACCTGCCCCGTAACTAGGACTAGTTGTACCGCCTCCGCCACCGCCGCCTCCGGCTCCGTTTGCGCCTGCTGTTCCGTTAGTTGCTGATATTCCAGATATCGATCGGCCTCCTGTGCCTCCTGTGCCTCCGGTGCCGCCGTAGCCTCCAACGCCGCCTCCGCCGCCTCCACCATAAGTATAGTACCCAGCGCCGCCGGCACCGCCATTGCCACCAGTTGTTCCAACAAATCCTCCGCCGGTTGCACCTGGTGATAAAGTAGTATTATTGGACACAAAAGAGCCTTGACTTCCGCCTCTACCCGACACAGTGTTTAATGTTCTAAAATATGTATTTCCGCCTGCTGAATTACTTGCGTTTGCACCAACTGCTACGTCATATGTTTGTCCTGGATTTACTGAGACTGTACTAGATGCATAGCCTCCGCCACCGCCGCCTGCGCCGCCGTTGCTATATCCTGAGCCACCTGCGCCGATTGCTTGCACAGTTACATTATTAATATGAGACGGAGCAGTCCATTTGTATATTCCTGGTGTAGTAGAAACTACTGACGTGCCGCTGTTGGATAAGAAAGTTGCTGTCGGCGGTGTTAGTGAAGTATCTGATATATACGTTGCTGCGCCATTGCCTGCTGTTAACACAACTGTGCCATTAACTGAGCCTGTTCTTAGTTGTATGTCAAAAACCTCTGTGCCTTCAGTTGCTAAATCTGCTCTAGTAGTACGAATAAATTGACCTGTTCCGCCAAATACTTCAACAGTTCCACTAAGTGTATTATCAGTAAAATCTCCAGCAGTTATGCCCGCCCCTGTAGTTGTCCAATATAATATACCATTAGGTACATTACTAGTAGATACAGTATATGTTGATGATTCTCCTTCTGTTACACTCGAATATTCTGATGTTATTGAATATGTAGGTGTAGGTGCAGGTGTAACACCTACAGAATTATCTACTATTGTAACAACTCCGGTCGAGTCAACAAAACTTGACAGTGACGCATCTGTGTATAACCTTAATCTAAAACTTTCAGTACCTTCAGTAAAGTTATCAGCTAAAAGTGTTCTATTAATAGTTCGTTCAGCTTGTGTATATGCTGCGGTAATTGTAATACTTCCTGATAGAGTGTTGTCATCAAAGTCTGCCGCAGTAACATTGCCACTAACAGCTTCTGTATCCCAGTATAATGTAATCGGGTAATCGACATTTACTGCATTTACAACATAATCTATACTTGCATATTGTTGTGCATTTGCATTATGAATTTCATATTGATTCCTTGCTAAGTCAACTCCAATAGAATATTCTGGGCTCCTATTAATCTCTGCAGGAGAGTCAAATCCTGATACTGATGTTGTGATGGAAAATGTAGGATCTTCAACAGATACATAGTTTCCTTTAGCAATGTATAATTGTGCATTACTTTCAAGTCTTCCGTCTACATTATTGTCAACTACGTTATCAAAGACAGTATCATCAAACTCAATTCTAAATTCAATTTTACTACCAGTCAACTCTCTAGCGTTAATTTTAAAAGTATTATTTTCGTATACGGCACTTGTATATCCAGTACCGGCTTTGTAATAAATCTGTTGATACGCAGATGTAAGGTCATAATTGCCTACAGAAGATACTTGAGTAGAGTTTACTACAGTGTTGTTATATCCAAATGAGATTGTTCCAACTTCAGCAAGTAATTGCGCCCAATCAAGTCCTTTTTGTGTTTTTGATGCAGAATTAGCTGCTGCTATTCTTATTTGTCCGCCGCTATTAAAAAAGTTACGTCTGTGATCTGAATCATTAAATGTTACTGTAAATACTTGATAAATTAATCCGTTCCATGACGCTGATCGTATATCAGTTAATTTAAGTGATTGTTCTGCTTGTGACGGTGATACAATAAATTTATTAGTTTCAATTAAAGTCATTAATGCTTCGTAGTCAGCTATACCTTTCTTAAACCCATCAGGGTCATCTGTAAGTATTCCGTCATCGCTTAGAAATGCACTTGTTTCTTCTGCTACGGTATTTGATCCACTTATTACTGTATCGATTGATAAATTACCAACACCAACCTGGTGTACTCTAGCATTTAAAATATCTGCATATATGTTATTAAGATCAGCTGCTCTAACTTCGCCTTCGACTGAACTAACTTGGCTACTTGATAGTGTTTGTCCGTAACCACTTTGGCCTGCGCCTTGACCATAAATTAATGAAATTCTGTTTTGTAGGTTATTAATTCGTGCTGCTGTAATATTTGCCATTTGGGTTCCTTATACCTTAAGTACGCATTCTACTAGCTTTTCGCCCTCATTGCTATTACTTTCCAGCGCAATTCCTACCATTGCTGTTGTTGAAATAGTTGTACATACGCCATCTGCCATTGCATAAACTGCATCGCCTTTTCTAACTGCACCCTTAACTCTTACAGGCAACCGCCCTTTAAGTCCAATGTATTGGCCTTCGGCTTCACTGTTCATCATGTATGCTGGATCAGTTGATACAACTCCAATACAATGACTACTTGCACTTGCTGGCTGCACTTCTGCTTCGCCACCTACTGCAACTGCTGTGCCTGCTGGCAATTCTTCTGATGTTGCATACTTTTCTGCTAAGTCAGCATATCTTGCACTTGTTGCTGTACCTTGAAATAAGTTAGCAACTATGTTTCCGTCACCAGTTCTAACAGCAACAGTATCATTTGACAATAATTGGCTTCCGACTGCATATAAATCTGTTCCATATTTTAATTTGTCAGATTTATCAGCAACACCTTTAAATTTTGTAGAATGTATCTCTTTCCAGCGTAGCGAGGATGATCCAATATCGTATACATTATCAGCACCTGGCATAATACCAAGTATATTAACGTCAGCTATTGTAGTTACTGCTCCTAATGTACTAGTTGTTTGCAATAATATCTTACTACTCGAACCATTAGAGTTAGTTATCACTCCGGCATTTGTATTTGCATCAAACCCTATAGATAGTTGATCTGATGATCCAATTTTTATACCTGTATTACTTTTAAATTTAGTTTCTTCATTAAATACGCTTGCTGTACCCGAAGTTGTTGTAACTAATTCAGATCCATCTACAACCTTAACAATAGCACCGTTTGCGTCATAAACAACAATTTTTTCTGCTGATGTTGCAGTTCCATTGAATCTATGTTCACTTGTTGTGATACCAGGATTTACACCAGTACTTAGAGTGTTAATTAAATTTAAACCTTTAATAATTTTAGTAAAACCTGCTATAGTGTTACTAGCATCAATATCAAATGCAGGACTATTACTTGCAATAGCTATAATTACATCATTAAGGGTTGTAGTAATAACACTATTAGTACTGCCATCTTGTCCTACTAGATCTACACTTTGCATTTGTGTTAGACCTTCGCCTGAGTTTTGCGGGCCTATGAGATCAAAAGTTGTTCCGTTATACACATATAATTGGTTGTTTGCACTATCCCACCAAAAATCTCCATTTGAAGAACCTGTTGGTGCTGTACTAGTTGCAGTTGCTCCACCTGATGCCTTCCATGTATTTCCGTCATAAAATTTTAGTTTGGCGCTTGCAGAGTCATACCAAAGTTGACCAGTTAGTGCCCGAGGTGGCGCAACAGTGCCAGAGAAGTTTTCAAGTAAAAATAACATATTTTCATTTTGAATTTCTCCGTATCCTGCATAGTTTTTACCTATGAATTTAAGGTCAGTTGTTTGATCAACTGTACCATCTTCTACTGTTGTTAACAGTGTATTGTTATATCTGTCTATTTGATAAGCCATTGCTTGTAAACCCCTAGTGCTATTATTAGTATTTATTCAATTAAAATGAATACGGTTCAGTTGTACTTGTGTGAGTCCATGCTGTACCGATTGATGTATAAGTCATTAATGTTCTTGACGGAGTAAGAACAACATTACCGCTTGCTGTGTTTGAAGCATCAAGATCTTGTATTGCTTGGCCAGCGTTTGACGCACCGCCTTGATCAACTGCAACAGTATTTTTAGTTAGTACTCCACTTGTGTCAGGACTTTCTGATACAGTAACATTAATACCAGTTACCGTTGCTCCTGCATATGATGTTGTATGTATTTTTGCAGTCTTGCCAGTATTAAGTATGTCTGCTGGATACATTGAATTTATAATTGTTGCAACATTTGCTTCTAATGTCGAGTCTACTCCTAATCCAGTAACGTCTAGTGAAAATACTATAACTTCAGTTGATATTTGTTGATCGGTGTATGCCTTTGTTGCAGCATCTTGATCTTCTGTAGGATTAGCTAATCCTGTAATTTTTTGATTATCTTGTATTGCAATGTCGCCGGACGCTGTAATATTAATTCCGTTATTAGAAACTACTGCAAAAGAACCAAGACTTGGTGATGCTGTTATTGTAGCGCCATTTATGTTTATATCATCAATATCTAAATTAATTAAGTTTCCAATTTCGTCTAATTGCGGGGCTTTTTGAATATTAACTAAACTTGTATTTGTTAATTTGTTTTCTCCGCCAATTTTTATTGCCTTAGTATTGTCACTTAGATCTAAATTAACATTAGTTGTCCATGCATCTTCTAATTGCTTCCAGGTCCATAATTTTTGCCCAACATCTGAAGTATCTAATATAAGACCGGCGTTATCTGCATTTAATCCAGTTAATGTTGTGCTATCAGATGCTTTAGCAATTTCAATATTTTTATCTTCAATTCTTAGTGTAGCAACATCAATACTAGTTGTCGTTCCTTCGATTAAAAGATTACCAGTTACTCGTAAATCACCATCTACATCTAATGTATAATCAGGTAGTCTAAATTCGCCGGCTGGTGTTCTATTAAATATTCCAACTCTTGCAGTACTTGCATCTACGTAAATTGCATCTACTGTAATTGATCCAAATGAGCTTGACTTAACACGCATACTCATATCTTCGTCAGTAATTTGGTTTTCTAAATAATATCTAGGACCTACAATTTTTTGTACGTGATTCTGCGAAGAACCAACAGTTAATCCACCTGAGTTTGAAATTGTTAATGTGCCTGTTGTTAATCCATTAGCAGTTGACGGAAGGAAACTGTCAGCAGTTCTAACTACGCCTCCTGCTGTAACAAGTGCATTAGCAGAATCTGCAATACCTCTAAATTTAAAATTATCAGTGTCAATAATATTAAATCCTTGATATATTATACCAGTTGGATTAGTTGCTGTAACTAGTCCGTCTATTTGTTGACTGTACACTGGTGTAAATTCTATTGCACTAACTACTGCTGTTAATGTACCGCCGACATATAAACTTGCAACTGTTCTAGAACGGCTCTGGGCATCAAGTATACTTTCTACTCTGTATCCAGTTTCGCCCTGTGTTAGAGTATATGACGGACCCATTAAAATAAGATCGCTGCCATCGTATGCATATACTTGATTGTTTAAACTATCTATCCATAAATCACCAGCAACCATTTGTGGTCGAGTAGTTTGTACAAATGGTCCGCCACTTGCTTTCCATTGTATTCCGTCATACACTTTTAATCGCTTATCGCTATTATCCCACCAAGTTTGTCCAGTTAACGGATTACTAGGTGATGATGTATTGGAAAAATTTTCTAATAATTTAATAAAATTTTCATTAAAGTATTCACCGTACCCTGTATAGTTTCTACCAACAAGTACAAGGTTAGTACTAGTAGTATCTATTTGGCCATCAATTAAGTCTGTTAATATTGTGCCGTCTGTCTTGTTTAGTTGATAACTCATTTTAATTTCCAGTATAGATTATATAATTAACAGCTAAGTATGGATTCATAGTATCCAGTGGCGCACCTACAAGTTCTGGTACTTCTTCTGTACCAATATTTGTAAAATCTCCGCTACCTGTTGCTCCACCGCCAGCAATGCCACCGCTTGATGCTAAACCTTGAGTGCCGCCGAGACCAGGCTCAACTGTTAATTTAATTGCGTTATTATCAGAAGGTTCTCCCGCTGCTTCCCGTAATGCATAATATTGATTTCCGCTCGGGCCTTCTAAATTATGGTCGTGTTCTGGTAAATTAACATCTCTAACACGCACTGCTTCGGTTCCAGCGTTTCCGCCAACAGCTCCGGCAGCAGCGTTTGTAACTCTGCCTGCTGGTGCACCATTCATATTATCAAGGCCTAAAGCAAATCTACCTCTAAAGTCCGGCAAGCCAAATGTTGTTGCACCATTTTGTAATAATAAAGATCTATCTTTAAATGCATACCCAATAGCTGTAAACAATATGCTGTAATCAGAAATATTAACAATAGATCCATCACAAAATAACCAACCTGACGGTAGCACACTTCCTGCAAATGGCATAAGGCCGCCTGCAGGGACTAAAGGAATTGTACTTAAAAAAGTACTTTTCTTTACTTTATAAACACCCGAGTCAAATCCGCCCGATGAACTAAATTTGTTAAGCAATATTTCATCTTCGTTATCTGAAAAGGGCAAAGTTGTCTTGTTTGATATAAAACTATTAGCAATACGTACATTAAATGTTTTTGTAGTGCCGCCAACTTGGCCGTCATATTCAAAACTATTGTCAGTTACATCACCAGTTATTCCAAACGTAGTAGCACTTGCAATTCTATCTGCAGATCCTGCTCTGCCGCTGACTGTTCCGCTTACATTACCTTGTAAATTACCAAAATACGTATTAGCATAAACATTATCATATTTTAATACAGCTGATCCAATATCCCATCTACCTGTAGTTGTAGGTGATATATTACCACTAGATATATATCCAGCAGTTGCTTCATTATTATCATCATTGCCGCCTAAAATTATGTTTCCGCCGGCTTGTATATCTTTCGCTACTGCAATTCCGCCCTTAGTTACAAACGTGCCTGAAAGAAGATCAGTACTATTATAAGTAGTATCGATTAATATTTTTCCTGATGTCGGATCACCTAATGCTTGATTTACTTTAACACTTCCTTTAATATCTAGTGCCGATTCAGGTGCTGTATTATTAACGCCGATAAAGCCTCTAGCATCTAGTCTTAGTATTGTATCATAAGATGTGCTATTAAGCATTCTAAAATCTATATTAGACGTATCACTATTTTGTCGAAATACGGTACTTTGATTTTCTATTTGTATTCCTAACTGTCCACTAGTACCTACAACAATGCCTTGATCGTTTTTAATATTAAGTTGGAAGTTAGAACTAGATTCTGCATCGCTTCTTAAAAAATTTGTAGCAGGAACAATAGTATTGTTAACTATAAGATTTTCAGCTTTTTCTGAAACTCCGTAGTATTTTAATACTGATGTACCTACTAGTGCCGATGCACTAAGATTCATACCAGCATTAATTCCGCCTTGAAATCCTGTAATAGTAGTTTTTGGAGTAAATGCCTGCGAACTAATTATTATACCAGTTTGATTTTTAATTTTTATAGATAAAACACTATAAGTTACGTCATCAGACCCAATAATTGATTCGGCTTGTGCTCCTGTAAGTAGTC